GGGGGCGTGTGGTCGTGGGCTGGTGCCGGGCCTGGCACGGCCCTGGGATCCCAAAACAAGCGGCTAGTACTAGCGGATTCTGTAGGGATGTCTAGGCGCAGTGCGTTATCCGCGCTAAGTGGGCGGGCGGGCGTCCAGTCGATTGCGAGTGGGCGCGCCGGTTTATCATGGCGCTGAATGTGTCAACGGACATGGGGTCGGTTTGGGCAGCGCCCCTCGCCGTGCGTGCGGCGGGTATCGGGGCACAGGCAGACGGCGGCGAGCTCGACTTGGCCACGGAGGTGGAAGTCGCGGGGCCGCGTGGGCCTCGGCAGGGGGCGCTGCGGCACATACTCGGCGCGCAGCGACCGGAGGCCTAAGTCGCGGGCGCGGAGCGCGTCGTGGCTGCGTTTGCCCATGCGGCGCCTTCTACCAAGCCGATCCCTAGGTGCCTAGCCCGCGTGGCAGGGGGAACTGCGAGGGCTTGACGGGGCCGGGGGGCGAATGGCAGACGGCCCGCCCCGGAGAGAGCATGTTCCGTTCCCCCGGGCCGCTCGACCGCGCCGCAGCCGCCCCCGGCTGTTCCCTCGAGGCCGGGCGGCCCACCCCCCCGGGGCCGTGAGGGGGGCATGTCGGGGGCGTCGGGGGGGCCGCCGCAGGTCGTCGTGCCGGGGACGGGGTGGGTGGATGTCGCCTCGCGGGCGATCGTGCAGGTCGGCTTTCCGGTGGTCGTGGCTGGCGTGTTGCTCTGGTTCCTGCTGACCCGGTTTGAGGGCAACATGAGCACCATCACGGAGCGGATGGCGGCCAATACCGCGGCAGCGGGGCGGTTGGTCGCGGTGGAAGAGGCCCAAATGGGCGAATTGCACGCGCAAACGGACGAGTTGAAGGCGCAAACGGCGCTCTTTCACCGCTTTTTGGACATGAAACTGCGCGAGGAGCGGCAGAAACCATGAGCTGGCGGCTCGCGAAGGCCCTCGGGGGCCGATTTGACGAGGGATTATTGGGCGAAATCAACAAAAGTGCCCCCGAGCGCTCCAAAGCGTCCGATGGGGGCATCGGCGACCCCCGCCACAGCGCCCGGGTGAGCGATCACAACCCGTGTACGTGCTGTAAAGTGGTCTGCGCGCGCGATTTCACCCACGATCCCGCCGGCGGCTTCGATTCCTACGCGTTTGCGGAGTGGTTACGGCGCCGCGTGCTCTTGGGTGAGCCCCGCGTGCGCTACGTCATCAGCAACGGCAAGATTTTCAGCGGCCACGGCCAGGCACACGAAGCCGGCGCGTGGCGCCCGTACACCGGAAGCAACAAACATGCCCATCATGTGCATGTGAGCGTCCGCCACGGGCCCACATTCTACGACGACGCCGCGCCGTGGGGCTGGCCGCCGGCCCCCGCCGCGGCGGGAGGGTGACGATGGTGACGAGAACGACCCCATCCTATTGGCTCGTGCCCGATCCGCCCGACGAAGGGCCGCCGCCCCCGCCGGCGCCCGACGACGAGGACGCACTGAAGGAGCTCGAGGACCCGGAGCCCGAGGAGGAGGAGGCCGACGACGAGCCCGAGCCCGCGGGTGCATAGGAGCCGCGTCGAGGCGAGCGCCCCGACGCCGCTCGGGCCGACCTTGCGGCGGCTCGTCACGGCGTGGCTCGACCGCGCGCCCTCGACGCTCGCCGACCCGATTGGCGATCTGGTCGTGCACCTCGAGCGGTGGATCGCCGCCGGGCTGCCGCCCGACGAGGACGAATGCCCTTCCTAGGCGCGCGGGGCGCCGCGCCCGATCCGCGCGGCACGGCGGCGCAGCCGATCGCGGGCGTGACCGAATGGAACTGCCCGCGCAACGGCGTGCATGTCGTCGAGGTCCATTACACCGCCGATCCCGCGAAGCGCGATCCGGCGTGGAAGCGCGAGGCGCAGCGCGGCATGCCGCCGCGCGGCTGGCAACGCGAGTTTGAGATTGCTTTCGACTTGGCGGGCGGCGAGCCCGTGTTGCCGGAATACGTGCCCGCGGAAATGCGCCGCGCTTTTCCAGTCAATCCGAATGCCCGTCTGTTACGAGGGTGGGATTTCGGCCAGGTCTGTCCCGTCACCGTGTTTGCGCAGCTCGACGTGCACGGGCGGCTCGGCTTCGTCGGCGAGCTGGTCTTGGAGCACGCCAACTTGACGGCGCAGATCGAGGCGACGAAGGCGATGACGATCGAGCTCGTCGGCCCGGGCGCCGGCTGTTTCGACGCCGGCGACCCGGAAGCGCTGCATGAAATGGAGCTCGGGTCGATCCGCGCCGTGCTCCTGAAACACGGGATCATTCTCCAGACCTTCGCGCGCTCGAGCGATGCGTCCTACAACAATCTGCGGGATCGATTGCTTCGCCGGGTCAAGATCCCCGGCGAGGACGTGCCGTCGCCGGCGCTGCTGGTCGATCCGCGGTGCCCGATTCTCCATAGCGCGCTCAGCGGCGGATTTGCCCGACACCCCAAGACGGGAAAACCGATGCCGACGCATCCCTACAAGGATGTCGTCGACGCCGCCCGCTATCTGCACGACAATCTCCAGGGCTCGAGTTCCGAATGGATGCTGAAGCTCCAAGCCATCGCGCGCGCCGATTGCGCGTGGTAAGAGGTCGGGCGCTTGGGTCCTTTCGCGCCGCCGCCTCGTCGCCCGGGGCGGCGGCCACCGCCCTCCGCCTGCTCGACGCGCTTGCGGTGCCGGCCATTCCGGTGTGCCGCAACGGCCACGGGCCGCTCGACGGGTGGCGGTGGCGCCAGCGCGCCGGCCGCCGCGGCCGCTACTGCCGGCAGTGTAACGCCGCGGCGTTTCAGCGCTGGTACGATGCCCACAAGCGTCGCCCACGTTGACGGCCTAGGGGGCAAGCGGCTACACGGGCCGCCCCGAGGCTAAGACTCGGGGATGGCACGACGCGCCGCGGGCGGGGCCGCCGCCGCCACACTGTCGCCGGCACGCGGCGAGGCGCCGAAGAATCTCGCGCTCGACCCGCAGGTCGTCGAGCGCGTCCGGAACGAGCTCGTGCCGCTGGTGCGCCGCACGCGCCAAGAACGCAACGGCGTCTTGCGGGAACGCTGGCTCCGCTACTACCGCATCTGGTCGGTGCGCCACGACGTGCAGGGCTACCGCGGCCGCACCAATACCTACTTTCCGATCGGCCGGCGGTGGATCGAGCAGTGGGTGACGCGCCTCAAGCGCGACCTCTTCCCCGACCAAGACTGGTTTGCGTGCCAGGCGATGCGGGAGGACTTCGAGGCGCGCGTGCCGGCGAAAGTCGCGCTGCAAAAGTACTGGATGCGCCGGCACATGCGGCTCAGGAAACATGCGCTCCCCTGGCTCCGCCAGCTCGTCATGTACGGGACGTCGCCGGTGCGGAACGTCTGGCGCGCGGTCGAGCACGAGCAGACCGTGCTGCGCGACGTCCTCGACGACGACGGCGCGCCGTCGGGCAAGACGATCGAGCAAGTCGAGAAAGTCGCGGCGTTTCTCGGGCCGACCTTCGAGCCCGTCGACCTCTTCGCGTTCTACGTCTGGCCGACGACCGCCGCGGGGCTCGAGGACGCGACGCTCGCCTTCGAAGATCGCTGCGTGCCGCGGAGCCGGGTCTATGCGCTCGGCCAGAAGCCCCTCGACCCGTCCAACCCGAAAGGCGGGAACGTCTACGAGGGCGTCGACCAGCTGGTCTCGCTCTACGACCAGGCGATTGCGGCGCGCACGGGCGGCGGCGGCGGGCGCAGCCCCGAGAAGTACGACGCGCTCGCGCAGCGCTTGGCCGACAAGGGGTTCACCGCGCCGCTCGACTACAACGTGCCGGCGGCGCTCCGCCCGCTCGATCTCAGCGAATGCATGTGGACGGTCGACTTGGAGGGCGACGACGTCGCGCCGTATCTGGTCACACTCGGCGCCGACGAGATTCCGCTCCGCGTGCAGAAACGGCCGTTCTGGCACGGCGGCTCGCAGTGGCTCGTCGGCCGCTTCGTGCAGCTCGAGGAGGAGTTTTACGGCCGCGGGCTGCCGGAGATCTTCGACTATCTGCAGTACTTCGTGAACGACCTCGGCAACCAGTCGGGTGACGCGTTTGTGTGGTCGACCAACCCGATTGCGGTCGTTGACATCGGCGCGGTACAGGATCCGACGTCGCTCCGCATGGCGCCGGGCGCCAAGTGGCTCGCCAACCCGCAGGGCGTGCAGTTCACGACGCCGCCGCAGGGGGCGGCGACCGCCGGCTTCACCGCGGTGCAGGGCTACGTCGGGCTGGCGGACACCTTGGTCGCCCCGACGCCGGCGCGGCCGATGGGCACGCAGCCCGCCGCCCCGGGCGACTCGGCGGGCCTGGCCGCGCAGCTCGCCGATAGCGCCGTCGATCTGCGCGCCGTGATCGAGAATCTCGAGGACGACGTGATGGTGCCGCTGCTGGAGCGCTCCGACATCTTGACGCAGCAGTGTCTCGACCGCGACATCATCCTGAAGGTCGCCGGCAAGGACGGGCTCGAGCTCGTCGAGCACCCGATCACGGTCGCCGATCTGGTCGGCGAGTACGAATGGGAATGGCTCGGCACGACGTCCGCGCTGAATCAGCAGGTCCGCGCGCAGCAGATGGTGCAGGGGATCGCGCTGATGTCGCAGATCCCGCCCGATCAGCTGGCGGCGCAAGGCGTCACCGTGGATTGGCCCTACGTGCTCCGCACCTACTGGTCGGTCGGGCTCGGGCTCCCCGACGCCGACCGCGTCGTCAAGACCGGCAAACCGGTCGGGCCAAACGACTGGCGGTGGGAGAACGCGCTCGCCCGCGTGAACCGTGCCGACGAGCTCCGCGTGTCGCCGCAGGACGACCACACCGCGCACGTGCAGGGCCACCAGCACCTCCTTGATTCCGACACGCTCACCGAGGACGCGCGCGTGCAGCTGCAGACGCATATCTCGCACCATATCGGCCTGCAGATCGCCGCCGAGGCGCAAAAACTCGCGCAGGCGATGGCGACGGTTGCCGGGCCTCCCGGCATGCCCGGCGCCCCGCCGCCGGGAGCACCCCCGCCCGGCATGGGTGGGCCGCCCATCCCCGGCGGGCCGCCGATGCCGCCTCCCCCGGGGATGCTCCCGCCGGCGGGGCCGCCCCCCATGGGCCCGCCGCCCGGGCCCGTCGTCCCGACCCCGTTGCCGTCGCCGCCCGGCGGGCCGCCGCCGCCGCCGTATATCGCGGGGATCCCGGGCATGGGGGTAAACACGCTCGCGCGCGAGGTGGGCCCCAACTACACGGTCCCGCGCCCCGAGCGCCCGCATTCCGACGCCCGCACGCGCGCGAAGGCGCTGATGGGCCTCCGCCCGCCGGCCCCGCTCGGGCAAGGGCGCATCGGGAAAACGCGCGGCATCGGTGACCTCTTCCGCGGGCTCCCGCGGCTGCCCCGATAGGAGAAAAGCATGGCGAAGAAAGGGACACTCTTCGGCAAGCCGCGCGAGGAGGTCGTAAAACATCCGGGCGCGTTCACCGCCAAGGCGAAAGCCGCGGGCAAATCGACGGGCGCGTATGCGACCCAAGTCTTGAAGGAAGGGTCGAAAGCCTCGACGCAGACCAAGCGGCAGGCGAATCTCGCCAAGACCTTCGCCAAGATCCGCTCGGGCAAGGCGAAATTCCTGGTGCCGCTCGTGCTCCTCGCCGCCCTCCCGGCGCGCGCGGCCAACGTCGCGTGCGCGTCCGGCACGTTGACGCCGACGGCGCTCGCGGCGACGGGGCCCTCCGCCAACATTCTGAACGCCCGCGCGGCCCCCGCCGTCGTCTTCCAGACCGTCCGCACCGCCGGCACGGCGACCGTGCAAATCGAGATCTCCTGTGACGGCAGCAACTGGGCCCAGGTGCAAAACTCGCCCGTCAACGTCGACGGCACGACGACGACCGCGGCAGTGTCCTTGCTCTCGCCGGCGTGCGCCTACCGCGCCAACGTGACGGCGTGCGCGTCGTGCTCAGTCACCGTCCTCTATGCGTGCTCCGGGCCGTAGCGCCCTCGTGCTGCTCCTCGCCGCGAGCGCGCTCGCACAAAGCACCC